CTTTATCCTGTTCAAATATTAGTTGTTTTTTGTCTAAGCCTTTAAAGATATCCTTATTTTTTAAGTAAGTAATTTTAGGGTCTTCAAATTCTGATAATCTAGCTTTTGGTTTTTCTATATCTTTCATGGTTTTAACTCCTAAAGGATCTTTACCAAAGTTATTATCTTGTTTTCCTCTATTTGTAATTCCGTCTTTAGGACGACCTAAATCTAAATCATCAGCATACCCATCAGGTACGTTAGCTGGATCAGACATTGTTCTGCCTTTACCATATAATGAAGCTAAATCATGGGGTGTTCCATATGATTGACCACTTTCTAAAGGATCATTACCTTCGGCTAGAATTTGATCATTTCTGAATTTACGTTTAGAATCTTCACGAACCATATCTCTATATTCATCATATTGGTCTTCACTAAAGTGATAAACATTGTGGTAGATCCAATCAGATGGTACTAAACCTTGTTCTAATAATGTACCGGCTAATTCAGATTTTGATTTCATTAACTCAATTCTTTCCTGGTCGTAGATAATAGAAGGAGTTGTCATTGATAATTCAAAATTAGTTAAAGTTTCATCCCTATACCCTTGTGTGTATAAGTGAACTAAAGCTATTTTTTGTAATTCTGATAATAATATTCTTTGTATTCTGTCTATAGTACGAGCAAATCTAATATCTTGTTGTGCTAAAGTAGATTTACCTGCTTCTCCTTCCCCATAACCCATAAATGATTTAGGTACTTTTAAAGCAGCAAATAATTTTTCTCTTAAGTATTCAACATCAGCAATACCATCATATTGTAATCCAGGAGCTGTATCAATCTTAGTTGCACTATCATTACCACGAACAGGAATATAAAAATCTTCTAACATGTTTTGCATGTTATATTTTAAGTTATACTCTCCCGTTTTTTCATCCATCATTGGGGTACGTTTCATGTTATTGATAGTTTTCTGCATAAATGCTTCTACTTCATTAGGTGGAATCGCTCCAACGTTTACATAAAATACTCTTTTTTCAGGGGCACGAGCTATTCTATGAATTAGCATCGCGTCTTCCATTAACGTATATTGTTTAAATAGTTTCCTTGCTGGTTCTATATAAGCTCTACCATAAGGTAAATAATTAACATCACCTACCATTCTAAAGTGAGCCATTTCGTAGTTATCGTATATTATACCACTTCTATTGTCTCCTCCTTGATTAGGTACAGTATAACCACCCCCACTATTAGAACCTCCAGCAAACCCCTCAGGATTCCACCTGTACTGTACTTCAGCAGGGTTATTTGGATTTTGTCCTTCAATTCTTTCAATATGGTATGCGGTATAGGGTATTACGTTATAAACACCAAATGTTTCAGCAATTTCTAATTTTAAGAAAAAATCACCATACTTACACATTTGTCTAACCCACATCCATAGATTAAATTCTACGTTTAATACGTCATAGAACAAGTTATACAGAATTTTCTGTATATCCTCATTAGAACTTCTAATTTGAAGTACTTCACCCATGTCATTTTTAAGTGTAGACTCATCTGCTATAATGTCAAGGGAGGATGCTATAATTGCATCTTGGTCCATTACATCATATTCTGAATAGAGTTGTGTTCTTAAGTATTGGTAATTTAAATTAAACTGTGCCCCGTATAGTGAAGTTGGTGCTGAAGAATAGACTCGATTGAATCTATCAACTAAAGCATTAGTTTCATACTCACCACTAGATTGGATATGCCCCGAATCTATGGTCTTTACTTGGTCACCCCCTACATTTCGTATTACTACGTCTGTTGAAAATAATCTCTTTAATCTTGTAAATACACTGTTATCCGCCATCTAATATATAATTATTGTTTATAAATATGGTTATAGTAACCAACTAATATCCTCTGTTCCACCTTGGTCATTTTTCATGCTATATGGGTTTTGAACTTGCCCACCAACACCATAACCACCTTGGTATGGTGTTCGATTAACTGTCATATTACTTAATGACTGTTTTGTTAAATCGATTCCTCTTTGTTTAAATTTTAATGCTGTATCTCTAACATACATACCCATTCCAAAAGCCATCACTAAATCATCATTATACCCCGATTGTGCCTCTGCTTTTCCATTTTTCCAAATGAAAACTTTCATTTCTTCTATTAATCTTCTAGAATTAATTGTTACCCCTTTATCAGCAATATATTCTTGAAATTTACCTATTATCATAGGTCTTGTTTTAGAAGACATTGTAAAACCAGCTACCATTTTTGAATTGTCCTGATATCGGTCAAAATACGAATTAGCATTGGCTTCTCCACTCCGTTGTGAATAGTAAAGGTTAGAATAATTTCTATCTATTGCTACCTGTATTGTTGCCCAACCAATATTAGCATTTTCTATTACTAATAACGCTTCATTATATTCTGTAGCTAATCCAACTAATAAATGACCAAATTCTTTAGTACCTATTTGACCTTTATATTCTGCTACTTGAACATTAGTTTCTACATCCATTACATGGCAAGTAGAAAAATCTTTTCCATCACCACGAGCTACATCTGCTAAAACCATATAAGATCTAGAATAATCTGCATTTTCCCAAACCCATAAATTCTGATCAGCACCTCTACGTTCTAAAGGATCCTTAACAAATGATTTTTCATAATATTCTAAATGTTCATTATAAAATACTATATCACCGGATGTACTAAAATCACAGTCACATTCTTGAGCTGCTAATCTAGGGTCACCTAATAAATTATCTTGAGCATCTCTCCATGCCTGATCTCTTTCAGGGTGAACATACCAAGGCAACTTAATAGGTAAAAAATCATTTTCTCCGGATTCTGCTTTAACCCATGTTTGGTGAAACCAATTACCTGTACCATAAGGGGTGGATAATACAATAGCACCACCACCCGTTGCTAGAGTTTGTTGGGCAGAGGCCCATGTTTCAGCAATGTTGTCAATAAAGGCGGCTTCATCAATAATTAATAAAGATACTGCTTCTGAACGGGCAGCATCCGCATTTGAGGATTTTGCTTGTATTTTTGACCCATTGGTAAATCTAAGGGATAGTTTATTGTTTTCAACAGAATCTACCTTAAGCCATGAAGGTAAATTTTCCCACATGAATTGTACTTTAGTTACAAGATTTCTTGCTGTTGCTTGTGTAGTTGCTAATGCTAATACATTTCGATCTTTATGGAATGTCATTAACCACAAAGAGTACCCAGCGGTTAGTGTAGATATACCTAATTGCCTAGATTTTAATATTGCGCTATAATCATTGTTTTGAAATAACGTTAATACTTTTTCTTGAAATGGGTATAGGTTGAATTGTATGCGACCACGTTGTGGGTGCTGTATATAACAGTATTTACGCATAAAATGTATGGGGTCTCGGGCACATTTAAGATATTCTTGGCGTATTACTTTTTTTAAGTCTGGCATGATTATTTTAATATAAGAATTACGCCTCCGAGTGCTATTAGACCCGCGCCACCTAGAATTTTATTTTTAAGTCTATGTTTTTTAATTTCAAGTCTTAATTTATCATTTAGTTGCTTAGTAAATTCTAATTGGGAACCCTTTGTATTTAATATAGAATTAAAGTTATTAATTTGAAAGTTAAGATTACCAATAACACTATCCTTTAATACAACTTTATTTTCTAGTAAAGAGTATTTAATGGTAATTAAACTTAATTCTTTTTTAAAACTATCCCCCTTTATTAAATCCTTAATTACTAGACGAATTATTGGTTTTTTTAATTGAATCGAGGTACTGTCTATAACGTTCTGTGAAAAACTGTTCAAGCTCATCATCCCTATAAGAATCAACATTATTAACTTTCTCATTTGTTTGTTTTTTTAATATAACTATTTTACTATCTTGCTTACTAATTTCTTGGTCTAATACTGATATTTGAGTAGTTAACACATCAATTTCTAATGTTAAGTTCTCATTTACATCATGTAAAGAATTAATTTTATCATTCAAGGCTTCTATTTTACTGTTATATTCAGTAATATATTCTTCCTCATTTGAGGAGTACATATTAACCAAATAATAAACACTAAAAAATATTATAGCAAAATATAAAAACCTTTCTTTAGATGACATTATATCTTTTTATTATCTAATATACTTTCTAATTCTTTTTTTAATTTAGTTTTATCTTTTAAGATTTTAACTAATTTTTCTTTGTCAGCACCTTCAGCTTTAGAATATTTCTTAGCTAATGACTTCATTTCACGAGTTAATAAAGCTAATTCTTCAGCTGCTTTAGATAAACCCTTATTTTTTTTAGCCCCTTTAACTGCTTTTTTATCTATATTATCATCATCAAATTGTTTTTCAGAAGAAACTTGTCCAATACCATCATAAGATGCTTTATAATCATTAGCTTGTTTATACTTATTACTTGCAATCCTATTTTTATCTACATATTGATTGGAGTATGATGCTTCTTTCATTGAGCCTCTTTTAACAATGGCATCATATGCTTTACCAACATCACCTTTATATAATTGATCCACTATTTTTTTACCTAGTTTTTCTAACTGGCTGTCTGTTAAAGTATGTTCCCTACCAAATCCTTCTAAGTAAAATTGACCTATATCTTGATAATCAGCCCAAAAATCTTCTCTTTTTGAGGTTGCATCTTCTTCTATACCAGCTTCTTTTTTAGCTGATTCCAGATCTTGAACTGCTTGTGTTAGTTCTTTGGTTTTGTTAATTTCATCCTCTGTAGATTCAGATAATTCGGAGATTATATTTTCTCTAATGTATTTTTTTAATTCAGATTTTTTCATTATAAAGGTATTTTATTATAAATATGTTAAAGTTTAGTAACATTCAATATTTGTTGAATACGTTCTTCTGTTGAACCCGATATTTTTTCTATTGCGCCCGCTTTATGTCCGTGTCTTTTAATTAATGTGGTAATTGTAAAATCAATTAAGTCTCTATAATGCTCATCTGTTTCACGTACCCCATTATCTTCAATTTCTAACCCATGAGGAGATATATAAAATATGTAATCATATTCCCTAA